AGCATGTTGGTGTAGTAGCCGGAATCGAGCACCAACGAACGTGGGTTGGGTGGCATCTTGGCATTGCCGCAAGCTTCGCGCAGGCTGAGCACCTTCTTGTAATCGAAGGCGGTGGGAGCCAGGGCAGCGATGCCGGGAGCACCGAAGTTCGCCGCAGTGATGCAGCTGAAGATGTCCACCAACACGTCTTGGGCGAGTTGTTGGGCGGCAGCTTCAACCAAGGTTTCTAGCACGTTGAGCGACACCTCGGCGGATTCCTTGGCGGTGACGTGGACGGTCTTGTATTTGTGGCGGCTGAGCGTGACTGGCACGACGGTGACCGTGGCATCCGCATTGGCCGAGTAGTCGCCGGTGAAGTCACTCGACACACTGGGCGCACCAACGAGTGGGACGCGCACGGTGTCGAGTTTCTCAGCGGGCAGTGGGCTGAAGTCGGTGGAGAATGCCGTGACCGGCAGGAGGTTCGACATGAAGGGCATGAGCGCGCGTTGCGCCACCTTGATGTCTTTGACGTTGGTGAGTGTGTTTGGCATGGCAAGTTATCAGGCTTGGTGTTTGAGAATGAGAGCTTGTTGGTCGGGGGTGAGCTTGCGCCAGAAGACGGTCTGCTCGGAGGGATCGGTGATGGCGGCAAAGCGCGAGTGGAGATCGGCGGCCTGAGTGGTGTCACCGGCTGGGGTGACGCGGGCGGGCATTGTGGTGCCGGTGGAAGCAACGACGCGGGCGACTTCGAGTTGCAGCTTGCGGTCGAAATCCGTTTGGGACGCCTCCAGCTCGGTGACCCGGGATTGCAGCGTGACGACTTGGCCGGCTGCAGAATCTCGTTGTGCGATCAGGTTGGCGGATTGGATTTTCGCCTCGTCGCACTCTGCTTTGAGCGTATCGATTTCAGCGGCAAGGAGCTCCACTTCACCGCGCAGCGATTCGACGTGAGTCGATGCTTCGTTGAGCAGTTCGGTCTGGGCTTGGTGGTCCCGTGTGAGGTCATCGACCTGCGTGCGGGCTTCGAGGAGTTGGTCTTCGAGTGCGGTAGTCATCACCCGTGATTTCGTGTCAACCGAGGTGTGATAAACTTTGAGTCGGCGCATGGCTTCGACGCGGTCGGGAACCATGCCTGCAAGGTTGTGGCGTTGGGCCTGCTTGCCGCTGAAGGTCTGACCTTCCATCGCCTCGGCGGGAATCGCCCGACCACGGGAAAGCACGGCATCATGGAACTCGGCGGCGATTTCTGCGAGGTTGGATTGGATCAGCTCGCGTTGGTCGTCGGTGAGTGCGGTGCCGGGTGCACCCATCGCTTTGTATTTGCCGACCGAGAACACCTCCACCTTGATGCCCGCCTTGTCGATGGCGGCAGAACTATCTACCACCGCCTGCACCACGCCGATGGAGCCGACTTGCGCGGATGGGGTGGCGTAGATTGCACGGGCCTGCGAAGCCACCCAGTAGGCAGCCGAGCACATCAGGCCGGAGGAGAACGCATAGACGGGCTTGCGGTCATTCAATGATGCCACAGCGGCGGCAAGCTCCGGAGTGCCCGCCACCGTGCCGCCTGGTGAATCGATGTTAAGGAACACCGCCTTGATGTCGGGACGGGTGGCGGCCTCACGCAATGCCTCGCTGATTTCTTCGGAACTGGTGGCACCTAGGAAGACTCTCGCAATGAGATCAGGCTTGCGGAGGATGGGCCCTTCGATGGCGATCACGCCGATACCGTCCTCGATGGTGAGCAGCGGGTTTTCGGCTGCCTGTTTTGGGAAAAATTCGCGCTCCGACAGCCCCCGCAGCGAGGTGGCCATGGATTGCAGCGCTTCGGGTTGGATCAGCCATTCGCGGTTTTGCAGGAGGAGCGAGTTCACGCCCCGGTTGATGGTGTCAACGGTAGGATAGCAGGTCCGGCTGGCTTCCAAAGCATCTCAACTGGGATTCCATATTTTACAGCCGTCTCAATGATGAGCTTCGCATCGCTGGCGCGGCGTTCGATTTCCTCACCGAAGTCGGCTCCTTGTTCGTTGAAATGATCGGAGAGAGTTTTGAGACCCATTTCAACATCGGATCGGTTTTGTTGGGCTTCCCGTCCGGCGTCCACGGTGACCCGCTTCGGTGGGACGGTGCTGATTTTCCACCACCCCGGTATCGGTGGCAGTAATCCACGGGCGATAGCATCACCGATCACATATGCCCAGACGGGTTTGATGAGACGGCTTTCGAGGATCATCTGGCGGAACGAGAATCGTCGGTCGGCTTTGGCGACGACCAGCCTAACACCCGCACCGCCCACCTTGCTCGAATCCGCCGCAAACTCGAAGGGGATCATGCCAAGTGCGGAGTCACGTCGTAGATGTTCGAGGAAGCCGGTGAAGGTGGGCGATGGGCGATTTGATTGGAAGCTGTCGAGGGACTCGTCCGGTTTGAGAGCGATCAACTTGCCGCCGACGATGCGTTGGAGCGAAACTGGATCGCTCTGGTCATTGTCGCCCGCTGCGCCCCCGACAGCAAAGTCACCATTATCATCGAGTTCGCCACGCGCTGTTTTGAGGATGCGGGAGACGTCGGCATTGTCCTTCACCGCGTGTTTTTCGAGGGCGAGTAATTCCATTTCATCGAGCACGTGATTGATCGAGTGCTGGATCGTCGGGTGAGAGCGGACACCACCTGCCCATTCAGGTTCGTGAATGTGGAGAATGGAGGTGGCAGGCAAATCGTTGTGGACGCCGTCATCCTCCAGCATCCGATAGAATACCGGTGCGCCCCAGGCATCGAGACCCACTCCATCGATGGTTTCCTGTGAGCCGAACTTGTCGCCGACGCGGTGGGATTCAATCAACTGAATGCGGGGTTCACCTTGGGAGTCGCGGGTCTTGTGGATGAAATACTCGCCGTCGATGTCCATACCCCGGCAGACGAGTGCCTGGCACTCCTCGAACGAAAACCGACGGGTCACCTCACAGCGGGGCGACCACATCGCGAAATAGGCTTCGGCGGCTCGGTTCCATGACGGGTCGGGCGATTGCGCCTGCACGCGGATGCCGTCGCCGGTCGAGTAGATCGCCATGTTGGCTACTAGCTCACGGACGAAGCCCGAGTTTTTGTGCATGTACCGCGACTTGCGCACCAGCTCGGCGCGCACTCCGGACGTGAGTTCATTTCGGGCATCGGTGGGCGATGCTCCAGGCACATGACCCCGACGCGGCGACCAGTTGGCCGATTCGTAAGGTGAGCCCCATGCCTTAGGGACGAGGACCGGGGGCAAGAGCAGGTTCGCGATGTGTTTGAGGCGATTCATTTTGGTAGGTGGCCTGAGATAAATGAAGCGGCGACGGTACGAGCGCGCCCGTAGGCCACTGGATCAAGGATGCGAAGCGCGTGGGCGCATTCCTCAAGAACCTGATCTACCGGCATGGTGAACTGCTTGGTGGCAGAGCTTCCCGCCTCGTTCCAGGTCATGAGCGTTTTGCCTTCCATTAGGAATTCCTTCGCTCGCTGGTGGATGGCGAGAACTTCGGAAACGGTGAATCCAGAGATGAAGAGTCCGCGTGCCATGAATCAGTTGCCCCTCCAGGTGGCGTTGCTGTTACGAGTGTCGATATGTACGAATTGTGATGAAGGGTAGAGACCGATTCCACCGGTGAACTTGTAAGCCTTGCGCCATTCGAGAAGCCGGTCATAGACCCGCTGCGGACTCACACCGTTGAAGGCGATGTCGAGGGCACGAAATTCCATGTGCTGGCTGAGTCCCACGCCGCCAACCGCTTTGTTATAGTCGGACGAACGATAGGAACTAAGAATGGTGCAGGGTTTGCCGAACGATTCGCGCAGATCATCCACGATGCGGAGAGTGGGCGCGATGTTCTTCCAAAGCCGTTGAGGAGGTGCGCTGTTCGTCACACCTCTCCGCTGTGCCACAAAGTATGACTCAAACTCGCTGGCGGAGAAGTGGCGGAACCCTTGAGTTTTGAACCAGTCGGTGAAAGTGCTCATGGGTTATTTAAAGGTGTTAGGACCGGGGATGGGATTGATGCCGTCGCTTTGACGGATGAAATCGCTCTGCGTGGCCGCCCCAAAATGCCAATCTTGAATGATTGGTTCGGCTTGCCGTCGTCAAACAAATCGCCGAGCACGATAACAAGTTCTTTCACGGCGAGCGCGGCGGGACCGGCGGCGAGCAGGTATTTTGCCATCGTCGGATCGAAGAGCTGGGCGATACCCGCCAGATCCAGTGCGGCGAGCGTGGACATGCCAGAACCAAGGAACGTGAGGAAGCGAAGGATGGTGACGGTCTTCATGCACCCTCGTCCGGAGTGTCAACCGGGGCGACGGCAATGGATTCCCGGCCGACGATCTTGAGCATGGTTGCCG